GCTGAGGCGCTGGTCCTGGCTCGTGGCCGGCGTCAGGTGATGTCGGCGGTCGAGCAGGACCGTGAGGCGAAGGGGTGGGCGCGCATCCCGCATGAGGGGGCGTGCTCGTTCTGTCTGATGTTGGCGGCGCGTGGTGCCGTGTACGGGTCGAGGGCGTCGGCGTCGTTCCAGGCGCACCATCGGCAGACCAACGGGTCCGGTGGCGAGTGCCGATGCGGTGTCGAACCGCTGTGGCAGGGGGCGTACGAGCCCCCCGCGCGGGTCCGGGCCGCTCAACGGCTGTGGAAGGACTCCACGCATGGCCGCACCGGTGGCGACGCACGCGCGGCGTTCCGGCAGGCCGTCGAGGGGCGCCCGGTCACTGGCCTGGCGGGGGCGAAGTCTCCCGGCAAGCCGTTCGGGAAGACCCGAGAGAGCCAGGCCCATGACCTGGCCGTCCTGGAGGCGCTGCCTCCCGCAAAGACCCCGGAGGCCGCCGCGTGGCGTGCCACCCGGATAGCCGAGATCCGCAAGTACCTCGGCTGACAGCCCCGCCCAGGTGGCGGACCATCCCATGCCCCAGGAGGGCTTCATGAGCGATACCCCTACCCCGACCCCGGCAGACGTGGTCGCGCCCACCGCGCCGACGGAGCCCGCTGCAGCGGCCCCGTCAGCACCCCCCGCCACCGAGCAGAAGAAGTCCCTGGAGGACCTGCTCTCCGGCCTTGACGACTCCGCGCGAGCGACTGTGCTCGCGGAGGTGACGAAGGCTCGCGGCGAGGCGGCGAACTACCGGACCAAACTGCGTGACCTCGAACCGAAGGCGGCCGAGTGGGACCGCCTCGCCGAGGCGAGCAAGAGCGAGCTGGAGCGCGCCCAGGAGGCGGCCAGCAAGAGCGAGCAGAGGGCTGCTGCCCTCGTCGACCGGGCCGTCCGCGCCGAGATCAAGGCGATGGCGGCGGACGGGTTCGCCGACCCCGAGGATGCCGCCGCGTTCCTGGACCTGTCGAAGTACGCCAAGGACGGCGACATCGACACGTCCGCGATCAAGGCGGACCTCGGTGATCTCCTCGCACGCAAGCCGCACCTGGGCAAGACGCCCATCTCGCGCCCGCCCGCCCCGAACCCCGCCCAGGGGGCCGGAGAGGCGAGTGCGTCAGCGCTCATCGCCGCCGCTGAGGCGTCCGGCGACAGCGCGACATCCATCCGCCTCAAGAACCAGCAACTGCTGGCTCTCAAGTAAGACAGGAGCACCCCATGGCTACCCAGGCCGGACAGGGCACGACCTTCAACCTCCCCAACTACCACGGCGAGCTCTACACCATCTCGCCCGTGGACACCCCCTTCCTCTCCCTCATCGGTGCAATCAACGGCGGCGGCCCCACCGGTGGACGCACCACGCGGGCGATCGACTTCGAGTGGCAGGGCATGGACCGGCGCACGTCCACCTCCGGGAACGCCGCCCTCGAAGGCGCCACCGCGCCGACGGCGACGAACCAGTCCCGGACGCAGTACAAGAACTGCGTCGAGATCCACCAGTCCGCGATCGAGGTCACCTACTCGAAGCAGGCCGCCGTCGCGAACTACAGCGGCGTCAACATCGGCGCACAGGTCGACGACCAGTACCTCGACGAGCTGGACACCCAGGTCCGCGCCGAGCTCGAGTCCGTCGCCATCGACGTCGAGCTGTCGTTCCTGACGGGCACCTACGCCCGCCCGGTCAACAACGCGACCGCCCGGAAGACGCAGGGCATCCTGGGCGCCGTCGGCACCACGAACGCCAACGGTGGTGCGGGCCGCGCGATCAGCAAGGCGATCGTGGACGCGACCCTCAAGTCGATGTTCGACGCGGGCGCCAAGCTGCCGCAGGCGACCACGGTCCTGATGACCGGGTCGGCCCAGAAGCTGGCCCTGTCGAACCTCTACAACTCGACGGCGCAGCTCAACCAGCCGACGATGACGCGGAACGTCGGCGGGTTCGCCCTCGACACCCTGGTGACCGACTTCGGGACCTTCGGGATCGTGCTCAACCGGTGGATGCCGGCGGGGCAGATCGCGATCATCAACCTGGCGATGTGTGCGCCGGTGTGGCTGGACATCCCGAAGAAGGGTCGCCTGTTCGTCGAGCCGCTCGCCAAGACCGGGTCGTCCGACAAGTTCCAGCTCTACGGCGAGGTCGGACTGCGGTACGGCTCCCCGGTGGAGCACGGCCTCATCAAGGATCTCTCGTGACCAGGTTCTCCTGGGCTGGTGGCCGTGGCTTGATCCTCCAGGACGAGGACGGCGTCTGGGCTGAGTTCTCGGCTGGGTTCTTCTCGAGTGATGACCCCGCCGTGAAGGCGCGGCTCGCTGAGGTCGAGGACGTGACCGAGGTCGAGCCTGAGGACGAAGGAGAGGCTGACGTGGCGCCGGGCGACGACGAGGGTGATGGCCTCGACTCTCGGACGGTCGCCGACCTCAGGGGCTACGCCGACGAGTACGGCATCGACCTCGGCGACGCGACCCGCAAGGGCGACATCGTCACTGCCATCCGGGCGCACTTCGCCGCCCTCCCGTAAGGCACTCACACCCTGGCCGGGCGCGCGGATGGTGCGCACCCGGCCAGGGTGCCGAATCGAGAGGTTGACCGATGTCCATCGTGTATCCGGATGACCTCGCCACGTACCTCGGGTCGAGTGCGGCAGCGTTCGATGCTGCCCGTGCCGACCTGATCCTCGATCTTGCGCACGGGCTGTGCGAGACGGTCCTCTCGCCACTGACCGATGCTGCCCGCTCGGTAGTGCTGGAGGTCGCTGCCCGGGCGTACACCAACCCGTCGTCGGCTCACGCGATGGGCCTGGGGTCCGCTCAGGTGTCGCTCGGTTCCGGCTCGGCCGCGATCGGCGGCTTGTTCCTGTCGAAGAAGAACGTGGCGACCCTGCGGCGCATCGCCGGCGGGTCGGGGGCGTTCTCGGTGAGCCTGCTCACCGCCGAGGCCCTGGCGGACTAGTGCTGCCCATCTGGCACATACACGCCGTCACCGTGGAGCCCTGCATTGGCGCGTCGGCCACCGGCGACACCTACGGCACTGCGGTCGCTGTGACCGGCTTTCTTGACGAGGTCGAGACACTGACCCCGTCGCCGGCCGGACCGGTCCTGGTCGCCCAGACCAGGTTCTACTGCGACCTCGACAAGGGCGCGTCGTTCCCGGTGGAGTCCCGGGTGACGTACGGGGACCGGGAGATGACGGTCAAGGCTGTCCAGCGTCACGACGGGGGGGCGTTGCTCGGCCCGGTGTCGCACCTCGTGGTGGTCCTCCAGTGAGTGACGCGCACCTGTCACTGGACTTCGCGGCCGTCGACTTCTCGGGCCTGCGTGACCTGCCCGTCGAGCAGGCGCTGTACGCCGGCGCTGAGGTCATCCTCGACCGCGCCGTCGAGCTCGTCCCGAAAGAGGCGGGTGACTTGGCGGAGACCGCGTTCATCGACGAGTCCCGGGGCGGCGACTCGACGGTTGCAGTTGGGTTCGACTCGGTCTATGCCGCCTACATTCATGAGCACCTCGCTTTCCGCCACCCTCACGGTGGGCAGGCGAAGTACCTGGAGGCGGCCATGATCGAGCGGAAGGATGACGCGCTCGACGCGATGGCTGAGGCGCTGGTCGGTGACCGATGAGCGTCGAGTCTGACCTCTTGCAGGGTCTCGCGGCGCGCATCGCCGCGGCTGGTGTCGGCGCATACCCGGGGCCGTACTCGTCGGCGTCTCCGGCAGTCGTGTTCGGTGACCTTCCGACGTCTCCGGACAAGGCGATCGGCCTGACCGTGTACTCGGCCCGCGACGCGCAGACCCAGAACCTCACCTACTTCCGCGTCCAGGCGTTCGTCCGGGGCGCGAAGAACAACACCCTCAGCGCCGGTGACCTTGCGGCGGCCCTGTTCGACGTCCTGCACGGCGTTGAGGCCGTCCAGATGGGCGCTGTCTGGGTCGTCTCGTCGTCGCGTGTCGTCGTGTCCCCTCAGGGGGTCGACGGTGATGGGCGGTCCCTCCGCGCGGACTCGTACGAGTTCGTGTGCAACACCCCGACGACCCCGGCCCGTCCGGGGTAGCACAGCCACCCAACCCTCAGCCCGGCGTGTGACGCGCTCGGGCATTTCAGCATGCCCGAGGAGGCATCATGGGTATCACCAACCAGCTCGCGCGGGCCTACCGCGTCGAGGTGTCGACCGACAACACCAACTGGGTCCGGTTCAACGGGCTCAACGACACCAACCCGGACATCGCGCCGAACCTGCAGGACTCGACCAACTACGAGTCCGACGGCTGGGCGACATCCGAGGTCACGCTCTATGCCTGGAAGTTGGTCCTCAAGGCCAACCGGCAGGCGAACACCGGCGTCGAGGACCCGGCCTTCACCATGGCGCGGGCATGTGTCGGCCAGTTCGGTGACGCGGCGCGCCTGTACGTGCGCTGGTACCGGCGTGACGGCATTCCCGAGGCGTGGACCGGGCGAGCCATCGTTGGCGTGTCCAAGTCCAAGACCGGCGTGGCTGACCTCGACGAGTGGACGGTCACCTTCACCGGCTCCGGCGCCCTGAGCCCGATCGCCAACCCCTACGCCGTCGCGGTCGCTCCGACCGTGGTCGCGGCCACCCCGGCCGGTGCGGCCGCTGGCGCTCAGGTGCTCATCACCGGCTCGTCGTTCACCGGCGCCACGGGCGTCAAGTTCGGCGCGGTGTCCGCGACGGTCTTCACCCTCCTCGGCGACGGCGCGATCGTCGCCGTCGTCCCTGCCGGCGCGGCCGGCTCGGCCCCGGTCACGGTCATCAACGCGACCGGCACCTCGAACGCGCTGGCGTACACCCGCGCCTAGCCCGAACCGGGGTGGCGGCCGGTTGGCTGTGCCTGCCGCCACCCCTCACAGCCACCCACGGCCGAGGAGCACCCCATGGCGTTCAAGGACTTCCACGAGTTCTCCCAGCCGCTACGCCTCCCCATCGGGGGGGTCGTCTACGAGATCCCGCGCGTGTCGGCCGCTCTCGGTCTCCAGCTCCTCGGGGTGCTGGAGGGCGACGAGGCGGCACTGGAGGCGCGTACGCCCCGAGAGCTCTGGGGACTGCTCCTCGGTGACGCCGGGGAGCAGATGATCGCTGACGGCGTCCCGTGGGCGGCGTACGACCGGGCCGGGCTGGCTGCGCTTGCCGACTACAACGGCGGGCGCGACGCGGCCGAGCGGGCCTGGGAGGTGGGCCTGGACCCGGAAGCGCTGGCCGCCATGATGGCGGCGGCTCAGGGCTCGCAGCAATCCACAAGTACGGCGGCGGAGAGTACGACCCCATCACCGGGCTCTGGGAGTACTACGACTTCCCGCCCGGGCACGAAGCCCGCGGACAGGAAGCCGAAGAGGTCTCGTGGCGTGACCTCCTCGACCAGTGGGTCCTCCTCGAGGCCGACTGGCTCTCGGAGTACCACGAGCGCCTGAGCGCAGTTTGGCCCGCTCTGTCCTGGCGGGAGTTCGTCGTCGGCGTTGTCGGCCTGTTCGCCGCTGACACGCGCTTGTCGCGCCATTTTGCGCCCCCGACCCCTGACCCGATGGGAGGTGCCGTGTGAGCGAGACGAACACCGGTACCATCGTCGGGTTCCTGCGCCTCGACGCCGCGCAGTGGCATGAGGCGATCGACCGCGCCGAGGCAGCTGCCCGTCGCCTGGGCACCGTCGACCCTGACGTCCACGTCGACACCAACGCGGGCAAGGCTGCGGTCGAGCTGGAGGCGGCGCACCGTGCCGCCGAACGCCTGGACGGGTCGACGAAGAACCTAGACACGTCGAACCGGCAGGCGGCAGGGTCGGCTCGCCTCCTGGTGACAGCGGTCGCGGCGCTCGGCCCGGCGCTGGTCCCGATGACGGGTGCGGCGCTCGCTGGTGCTGCCGCGTTCGGTGGTCTCGGCCTGGCGGGGGTCCTGGCTGCGGTGTCGATCAAGCAGCAGATGAAGGCCGGCACCGAGCAGGGCCTGCAGTTCTCCGCAGCGATCGACATGCTCAAGACGAACGTCCTCGACCTTGGCGCGTCGGCCGCGTCCGGTGTCCTCGGCCCGTTCCAGAAGATGGTGACCGACCTCAACGCCCGCACCCCCGCGCTGTCGGGTCAGGTCAACATCATGGCGCGGATGCTCGGGAACAGCCTCGCCCCGACCATGTCCGGGCTGCTGACCTTGTTCCAGCGGTTCGAGCCGCTGATGGAGTCAGTCGGGGCGAAGATCGCCGCCGGCGGGCGGGCGTTCGAGCAGTGGTCCGGGTCGGTCAACGTGACCGGGTTCATCGCCTACATGAACTCCTCGCTCGGCCCGGTGACGGGCATGCTGAGCGAACTGGTTCAGGCTGTCGTGCACCTGGCGGTGGCGTTCGCGCCGCTCGGTGGCGCGACGGTGTCGATCCTGACGGTTCTGTCCCAGGCGATCTCGGCTATCCCGACGCCGGTCCTGCAGGTCCTCGTGACGCTCGGGTCGACGGTGTTCACGACGTTCAAGCTGTGGTCCGGGATCTCGGGAATGATCGAATCCTTGTCCGGGGCGCTGGTCCGGATGGGTGCGTCGGCGGCGTCCACGGCTGGCGCGATGCGGGCCTTGTCGCTGGCCGGTGGGGCACTGTCGGTCGCGCTCGGTGCGGCGGCACTGATCTTCTCGATGATGTCGTCTGAGGCGGCGGAGACCCAGCAGAAGATCGACGACCTGACCCGGGCGTTCATCGAGTCGCAGGGCGCCATCACGGACCAGATCGCTCAGCAGCGCGCCCTTGAACTGTCGCAGCAGGGCATGAAGGACGCCGCCGAGAAGGCCGGTGTCTCGTTCCGGGACGTCACCCTCGCCAGCCTCGGCCAGGCCGATGCCCTCGCGCGGGTCAAGGAGCAGCTCGATGCGAACATCGCAGCGACCGACGGGTCGTACTTCGCGGTGGAGGCGCAGCGGAAGGCCACCACGGGCCTGCTCGGTGTCATCAAGCAGCAGAGTGACCTCACCGCTCAGGCGAAGATCGGGCAGGAAGAGCACGCTGCCGCGACGAAGGTCACCACCGACGCGACGATCGCCCAGCAGAACGCCCTTCAGCAGGAGGCGCAGCGGCTCGGCACGACCACGACTGCGCTGCAGGCCGCGAAGGATGCCCAGGCCAAGGTTGCCGACAAGGCCGCCGCCGCGACCGTGCAGATGCAGCTCGAGGGTAACGCTGCGGGGCTTCTTAAGGCACAGCTCGACGCCTTGAACGGGGTCGCTCTCGGTGTCGCCGAGTCTCAGAACGCCTTCAACCAGGCGCTGCTGTCTGGTGGCGCTCAGATGAAGAAGAACAAGGGCTCCCTCAAGGAGATGACCGAGGCTGGTGAGGCGAACCGGTCGTCCCTGATCCAGCAGATCAACACTGCGAATGCCTCCGCTGAGGCCGTCGCGAACCAGACGAACTCGACCGAGGCGGGCCGTAAGAAGCTCCTCGAGATGCGCGAAGAGATCATCAAGAACGCGGTCGCGAACGGCGCGAACGCGAAAGAAGTCCGCAACTTCATCGACAACCTCCTCAAGGTGCCGAAGTCCATTCCGCCGACGAAGGTCGAGGCCGACACGGCCGCAGCGAAGGCTGCTCTGGAGGCGCTGACGAAGCGTCGTGCCGTGCAGGTCGACGTGATCCTCAACCGGCCCTCGGCGACGGGTCGGTCCCTGATCGACGGGATCATGCGGAACGCCGACGGCAACATCCTCGGCCCCGTGGTCCGGCACTACGCCAGCGGTGGGACTGAGTCGCACGTGGCGCAGATCGCTCCGGCTGGGGCGTGGCGGGTGTGGGCTGAGCCGGAGACCGGTGGAGAGGCGTACATCCCCCTGGCGCCGTCGAAGCGGTCCCGGTCGGTGCAGATCCTCGCGGAGACAAACCGGCTCATGGGCAACCCGCTCGGCGGTGGGTCCGTCGATATCGACGGGGCCCGGATCACCGGGTCGGTCCGCATCGTCGACGGTGGCCTGATGGAGTTCGTCGACGCTCGGATCGAGACCGCCATCACTAGTGAGGCTCGCGCATACCGGCGGGGGGTGCGGTAATGGCTGCTGCCGTGGCTGCCGTCGTGCAGGCCTCGCGTCGTCGTATCCGGCTGGACCTGACGGGTTGGCCGACCGATGGCCCGGTCACAGTCACGGGGGCGACATCCTCGGGGCTGTCATGGACAGTCCGGTCGATCACTCACGTGTCGGCTGGGGCGATGTCCGGTGGCGACTACGAGATGCCCTCCGGTGTCGCCGTGACCTACACGGCGACCGATGGGACGACGACGGCTACGTCGTCTTCCGTGACGGTCATGCTTCCGACGAGCATGCTGCGGTCTCCGACGTCTCCTGCGTTGGATGTCGTCCTGGAAGTTGTGTCCAAGCCGGGTGTGGAGCATGCCCGCGATGAGGTGGTGTTGCGGCCATTGGGGCGCCGGACTGCGGTGGTCCTCTCCGGGGCGCTGTCGGCAGGAGCGTTCACGGTGCGAGCTCGCACTCGCACTGACGCCGATCTGGCTGCATTGGATGCCCTCGCTGCGGGGTCGGCCCGGTGTCTGCTGATCCTGGGCGACTCGCAGATGGCGCGGACGTACGTGGCGATCGGGTCGATCAGGCGTGCGCCGGTCGTCGGGTACTTCGCTCGGGCCTCCGACCCGACTGGTGTCGGCCGTTGGCAGGAATGGGACCTGTCCTGCACGGTCATCGCCCAGCCGGCCGGTGACCTCACCGACCCGTACACGTCGCTCGGGGCGGTCAAGGCCGGGTATACGACGCTGGGTGCAGTCCAGGCCGCATTCTCATCCCTCCTCGACATGCTCAAGGCGTGACCGTGCACTCGATGTCGGCCCGGTGGGATGTCGCAGTCCGGGCCGGGTATACGCCCGTGTCGTCGGTGACCGTGTGGCGTAACGGGACCCAGGTGGCGGCGTTAACGCCGCTTCCGGGCAGCAAGGTCACGGTCGACGAAGGGTCGCAGCGGCGTCGTGTGCTGTCGTTGGCGACAGCCGACGATGTGCTCGCCGAGGTCACTCAAGAGCGCACCGACCTACACGTGGCGTGTGGTATCGAGTACGCCCCCGGCGATGTCGAGATGGTCGACCAAGGCGTTTTCCGAGTCGTCGACGCGGTCCGCAAGACGTCGACGGCGCCGATCACGGTGGAGGCTGAGGACTACTCGGGGGTATGTGCCCTTGCCCGGTTCCTGGTCCCGTGGGCGACCGCTGGCGGGGCGCTGGTGGTCGATGAGATCGCGGCGATGATCCACGATGTGGACCCGGCCATTGTCGTCGTGGACGAGACGGGGTCGTTGTCGGCGACGACGTCCGGGTCGTGGGACCGGGACCGGTGGGGTGCGATCGAATCATTGGCGGCATCGATCGGCGCTGAGGTGGCGTTCGACCGAGCCGGTCGGTGCGTGATCCGCCCGATCCCCACCGTCACCGACACGACCGTCCCCGTGTGGACGATCGATGCCGACAACGAGAGGGCGGTGTTGGTAGCCGTCCAGTACGGGTCATCGGGGCTTGGCTACAACGCTGTTGTTGCGACGTCGGGTGCGTCCGGTGGGTCCCCACCGGTGACTGCCGTTGCCCTCGGCGCCTCATACGGGCCAGGCAACCAACGCCCAAGGTTTCTCGCGCTGCCCTCGGACGTCACGCTCACTGATGCGTCGGCGGCGGCGGGGGGACTGCTGGCCCGTTCCCAGGAGCATGAGTCGATCATCGACCCGCAAGCCGTCCCCAACGCGGCTCTCGACGTGGGCGACCCGGTACGAGTCAAGGTGCCCTCCGACGGCGTCGACGAAGTCCGCATCGTCACCCGCCTTGAGCTGCCGCTCGGACCGGGCGTGATGTCGCTACAGACCCGGCGTGCCGCGCCGTACCAGATCGTGGGGAGCCTGTCATGAGTGCTCTGGTGGGGGCGACCACCAGCCCCGACTCGACGCCGACGATACGCCGCGGCGTCGTCACGGACGCGCTGCTGGATGGGCGGATTACCGTCGATCTCGGCGGTGGGCAGAGCGTTACGTGTGAGCGGATGGACTCCTACTCTCCGGCGTTGGGGGAGGTCGTGTACGTGCAGCAGATGGACGTCTCGACCTGGCTGTGCATCGGTCGCCGCTCGGCTGCGGCGCCGGGGACGCTTCCCGTGACGGTGAGTTACGCGGTGCCGTGGCAGATCAACTGGAGCACGTCGTGATGTCGTTCCTCGACCACCTCGTGTTGCGGTACAACGGGTCTCAAGTGGTCGCGTCCGGGCAGATGGCCTACCCTGCTGCCCCGCCGGCTATCGATTATCTTGTCTGGACGTTTTCGAACCAGTCGCCCGACACGACGCTGACATCACCGAGGGTGTGGCTGACGTCCGACCCGTCAGGTGTGGCCGCCTCGATCGCTGTCCCATCGAGCACGGCCGAACCGCTCGGGTCGGTGTGGTCTGGGGACCCGCAATCTCTGACGTACTCGACAGCGGCGGGGTACGCGGTCGGGATCGTGGCGCCAACTCTGACGCCACAGACATGCTTCTCGATCGTGATGAGGCGCTCCCCGTTCGGCGTGCCGATCATCCGGAGGGGCATCGAGACCAACGTCCTGCACGTCGACGGGACCCGCGGATGATCATCACGCTGCGCCCGGGCGTCACCTACGACACAGTGACCAGCCTCGTCACCGACCATGCTGGGGTCCGTGATGCCTCGCCGGTCGAGGCTGCGTTGGTCGCCGACCATACCGAGCGTGGCGCGGCCGACGCGCGACGCTCGGCCGCGTTAGATGCGCTCGACGCTGGCGTTGAGGCGTTCCGCCTGTACCGGGCCGCCGCTGAGGGCGACATCGTCGTCGCGCAGGAGGTGCGGGCGGCGTGCAACACAACCAAGACGGCCGCGGACTCCGTGGCCGCGCAAGCCGATGTGTTCGCCGCGGCCCGGACCGGTGACACCAGGACGCTCGCCCAAGGTGTCGGCGAGTGCGCCCGGACCCTGTCGGCTGTCGCCGACCTGCTGTCCGGAGTCCTCGCCTGGCGCGCAGCGGTCGACGAAAACGCCGTCCGCACCGACGACGCGCTGCTGCACCTGGCCCTACTCGCCCGACGCACCCTGTGAGGACTCATGGCTGACCATTACACGCCCGGCGACTCCCTAGTTTACCCGGACGCCTCTTCCAGTGCCGATATCCCCCTCATCATGCAGAAGCTGGCCACCTCGGTGCAGAGCGCGTTCGCTGGGCGCGAGTCCCGGTTCTTGGCGGTGTGCACGTCGGCCACTCGACCCGCCTCCCCGTCTCCGGGGGCGCTGATATACGAGACCGACACCAAAGCTGTTGGGATTTGGAGCGGTGTCGGGTGGTCCATGTGGGACACGACCGACCAGACCTACACCCCGACGTGGACGGTCGATGCGGGGACTGCCCCGTCCCTGGGCAACGGCACGCTGACCGGCGCCTACCGCCGCGCCGGCGCGAGTACCACTGTGCAGATCAAGCTGACCTCGGGCACCACCACCACCTACTCGGACTCGGCCGGCAACAACCGTAAGTACCTCTTCTCGGTGCCGCTCGCGGTCGTGGACTATGCGATGGTCACCGGCAGAGGCCTCACCTCGTACGGGAGCACCAAGGTGTGGTACGCGCACGGATGGTCGCCAACCAATGTGGGCATGTGCGGGGCGACCGCCGACGCCTCTATGGTCGGGTCTAATTATCCCGCCGTCCCGCCGGCGGCTACGGCAGGGACGACGTGGTTCCTCCGAGTCTCCTACAACGCATGACCGCCGTCGCGCCTGCGCTCGGCGGCTGACGGCCGCGGACCGCCGGTCTTGCCGCGCTACCCGGGGGGGTGCGCGGTGCAAGGGGGACGCCCAGACCCCTACGCGCACAGGAGAGCCATGCCCCCACCCTCAGGAGCAGACATGAGCCGCAACTGGCGCGACTGGTGTGTGATCGCCTACTACGCCGGATTCCTCGCCCTCGGTGTCGCCGCGGTCGACTTGGACGGCGGGATGGACACCGATGACGTCATTGCCGTTGTCATGTCGGTCCTCGGCGTCGCGGGGGTCCTCGCGTGGCTGGGCCGCAGGCCGCAACCGGAGGCGATCATCCTCTGGACACTGGCGGCGCTCCGTGTCGTGCAGGGCATCACGCTGATGTCCGGGGATGGGGCCGACCGCTGGGCGACGGGGATGTCGCTGCTGCTCGCCCCGATGACGATGGTGCCGCTGGGCTGGTACCGGTGGCATCGGCCGGCTGAGCGGGTCATGCGAGAGGTCATCTGGTCGACATGACCCCAGAGACGCTTTTCTCCGCCGCGATCGGGTCCGGCGGCCTCGTGGCGGCGTGGGTCGCCTGGCGGGCCGACCGAGTCAAGGGCAAGCGGGATGAGCTCGACCTTGCGGCGGTCATCCGGCAGCACGCGACCGAGGCAGTCGCGGGCGCCTACGAGGAGATCAAGACGCTCAAGGCCGAGGTCGCCGACCTGCGCCGCGGCCTTGATGCCGCCGAGCAGTACATCACCCAGCTGCTCACTGCGTGGCACATCTTGCTGCCGCACAAGGACCCGCCGAAGCCCCCGCCGGGGCTGCGGATGACCACCACCAAGGAGGACTGATGCCTCTCAACAGCGATGGTGTCGAGGAGACTGCGGCCGACCTGGCCAAGATGGTCGCCCCGACCGATGAGCACGCCGAGTACGACGTGACGCAGGACCCGGACGTCGACTTCGGGGGTGATGACCAGTGACCGCGCCCACGCTCTCCGCGACTCTCGCTGTCGCGCGGTCGCTCCTCGGGATCCGCGAGGTGCCGCCCGGCTCGGACCTGACCCCGATCGGGGCCGAGTACGGGTGGAATGGTGTCGCGTGGTGCGACATGACCGTCTCGGTGATCGGCAAGCGGGCTTCGGGGTCGTACGACTGGCTCGGGCGCTTCGCGTACACGGTCGCCCACGCGCAGTGGTTCGAGCGCGCTGGCCACTGGCACGCGTTCTCAGAGGCACCTCGCCCCGGCGACGTCGTCTTCTTCGACTGGCAAATACCGTATGACCGTACGGCCCGGTCGATCGGCAAGATCGACCACGTCGGCATCGTCGAGGCGGTCCAGTCGGACGGCAACATCGTCGTCATCAACGGCAACTACAACCAGCGCGTCGAGCGGACCGTCTTCAACCCGCGGACATGCGTCGTCGGGTACGGCCGCCCGACCTACGCGACGCCGGCGCAGCCGGTCGCCTCGAAGACCCCGACCGTGTCGGTGACGACGCTGCGTGTCGCCGCGCAGCATGACCCGGCCCGCCCGCAGGGCGGCACCACGACCGGCGCGACCACGGCCGTGCGCATCATCGAGGACGCGCTTCGCAAGGAAGGCCTCCTCGACGCCCGGTACGCCGGCGACGGGTCGTACGGGTCGAAGACCATCTCCGCGTACGCGGCGTGGCAGCGCCGGTGCGGCTACACCGGCCGAGACGCCGACGGCATCCCCGGCCCCACATCCCTGTCCCGACTCGGAGCCCGGCACGGCTTCCGTACCAAGGCCTGAGGAGGATCGACGATGATCTGGCTCACTCCCGCCCGCCGGAAGGCGATCTACGCCGCCGCCGCCGCGATCGGCACCATCCTCGTCCTCGTCGGTGTCATCACCGACGGGGACGTCACGCACTGGCTCGACATCCTCGGCAAGACCCTCGACGCCGCCGCGCTCGTCATGGCCGTGGTCCACACGGACCCGTCGACGCCGACGGGCGAGCCGGTCGCCGAGTACGCCCCCAAGCACGACTGACCACCCCCCACCTAACCACCCCTGAAAGGCCCCCCTCGTGGGGGCCTTTTGCATGCCCAAG